TCCGTCCCGTACTGCCCTTCTTGCATCGCTGCGTTGTACAGCGGCGGGGGCGCAATCTGCGTGTTCTGCGCCGCCCCAGGAACAGCGAACGGGTTGCTAACCTGCGACCCACTCATCAGCGCGTTGATCTCGTTAAGCGGCGTCTGACGCTGCGCAAGCAACTCAGCAATGGCGTTTCTACGAGCGTCCGTATCCATCCCGAAGCTGCGCTGCGCCTCTGCACCAGAAGCCAGAATCGCCTGCTGACGCGCATCGTTCTGGCCGCGAGTAAGCTGGAACTGCGCGTCATCGTAAGCCTTGGACCCCGGCCTGATTCCAGCCGCAATCAGATTGGAATTCTGGTCGTCGCTCTTGACACCGTAGTCCTCATTGACCCGGCTCATCATCGCGTTGAAAACCTGATCCCGCGTAGCCTGCGAGTCCCCCGGCGCTGCCGGTGCCCCAGACAGGTCTAGATTCCTTCCTACGACCCCCTGAAGCGCCGTAGCGCCCTGCTGTCCTAGACCGCCGAGTAACTGCTTGGTCTGAACTGACTGGTCGTAGAGACCCTGCTGAGAGGGCGAGAACGTCTGCGTAAGGGTAGGGCGTGAACCGTCAGCGCCGCCAGTCCACGTCTGCGTCCCGTATGGGTTCGACACATTGGGGTTGTTGAGTTGAGACTGCGCAATGGCGGTCTCTTTGTTCGCAGCGCCTTGCTCTGCTGCTGCGCCCTTATAGTCAGGCGGGGGCGGGGGACTGGGTGCGCACATCGGGAATATCTCCCATGACAGCGATTGAAGATGACTGTGCGCTGTCGGCGCGTCCTTTTAACACTTTAAAGCATTGCGTAGAGACTGGCAAGTACCCCATATATTCGAGGATTCTCCCCGCCCCGTTGCTGATCTTGGCCGACATGGTTAGCGCCTTTACGCCCCTGCCGGCAAGTTCAGCCTCGACAAACTTGACCATTCTGATAGCGTTTCGGCCCTTGCGGTACTCGGGTAGCAGGAACCACTGATCTTCTACGGCGATTAGAACTTGCGAATGCATCGAGGTCGTGACGTACATTCCTGCATATCCGGCCAGTTTCTCCCCATCCCTTGCCGTGAACATGACGAAAAAGCCCGTCTGCTCGCACTGGATATATCGGTCGTAGGAAGGGGCAAAAGGCTCACCACGCCTGAAACCCTCGGTCTCCCCCCAATGCTGCGACGCGAGCAGCATGATCTCGTCCCAGACCTTCGTTAGAGACTCGATCTGGAAAGTCAGGCTCAAAGTGGGCCGCCGCGTTCAAACATCATGTCGTAGGATAACCATTGAACAGTCAGCGAATTCGTCTCAATCTTGATCTTTCCGGACGCTGAGTAGCCCTGCCACTCGTTAGGCGAAGTCCAATTCTTCAAGACCTCAAGCCCCGCCGCCCAATAGCTTTCGTCCCAGTTGTCCACGTCCCACTTCGCCCCGGACGTAACCGTGTAGGTCGTTGAGCCTGTAATCTCTCCATCCTGAAAGTCTACGTCGATGTCGGTTAGGAAGTTCAGGTTCCCGTTCACCGCCAGCACCGGGCGGAACATCTTGAATTGCTTCTGCTCGCCCGTAGTGCCGAAGTAGTTGAACGCCGTTTTCCCGTAGGCGATGATGTTGTCCACGCCGTCGATAGCGCCGGTCCAGCACTTCACAACCTTGTTGCTGGTCGTGAAGTACAGTTCTCCGTTCAGGATGCCGAAGTCCTCCGCGTCCCAATCGGTGAACTTGCACCATGCCTTTGTGATCGTGTTCATCACGTATTGCTGGTGTTCGCCGTCCTCTGAGATAGGCACGTTCACGATCATGGCTGCGCGACCCGGATAGAGGATCGTTTTCCAGCCGAAGGTCGTTCCGTAGCTTCTGGCGACTTCAGTGAAGGCGTTCTCGATCTTGAAGGAAAGCGCCATTTTGTAGTCGATAATGGCGGACTGCATGGCGGCAGATAGCGGGAAAGTGCCGTTCTCGGTCAAAACCACCACGTCCCCGCCGAACTGCGTCACGCAACGCCTGCCAAGAGGCTTGCCGATGTAGTAACTGCCGATCTTGGCCCAATTCGCCGCTACCGAGGGGTTATTGCCCTGATAGACGATTGCCTCCCCCTCAGAGGTAATGAACACGGCTACATCGTCCGCTCCATCCCCGGCATCCCGCGTCCACGTCGCCATAGCCATCAGGAACCCGCCGCGCTTGGCCTCGCCCTGTAGGTCGAACTTGGTAAGCGCCCCACCAGCAGCACCAGCGGCGAGATACCAGACCGCCAAGGTAGCCTTCTGGATGAAGAACAGCCGCGCCTTGTGGACATGCGCCGCGATAATCTCGGTAGTTGTCAGGCCGGTCAGGGCGGGGGAAGTCCCGCCGTCCACAGCCGTCCACGTCGTCCCGTCATAGTAAAGAGGCTTGTCTACGCCGTTTGGGGCAATCAGCCAGTTGTTCGTGCCGTCCCCGAACATCGTCCAGTTGAACTTCCCGTTCGTGGGGGTGGCTACGGACGCGCCTACAGCACCCGCGCTCGTCACGTTGTACACCCCTGACGCCGTGGCACAGAACATCGTGTTGGTGCCTGTCATGGCGTTGTAGGTCATCAGCGTCTTGCCGTTGCCGGTCATGGCGGTGGCGTGGTTCGCGTAGCCCCCCCGGATCTCGACGTAGGACGTTGAAGGGAACCAGTTGTTCAGAACTACGGCATCGATAGGCTTCATCGCCGCCAGAGAATCGCGGGCATTCCAGCCGCCAACGGGAGCCGGGTAGCTTTTGACTACCGATACCTGCCCGCGAGGGATGGCCTTGACGCGGAGGGGGGTTCTCACGTCGGCCAAGTCCCAGGCGAAACCCAGATTCCAGGTTGCGGCCCCGCGTACCCCGCGCTGTCCATGTGTAGAACGCCTTTCCCCCCGTCGCGCCCCAGAGCGTCCTTTACCTGCATTTCATACGTCCTGAACAGTTCGGCGTAGTCCATGCCCTTTTCCCTGAGCCATCTCCACCGCAGCCCCATCAGGAGTAGAGTGTCGGGTAGGAGCAGGGTGTCTGTGTCCAAGGTGAAGTATTGCTTGTACGTCGTCCCATCGGCACCCAGAATCCAATTCTGCGAGACGTATTCGAAGCGCCAATCCAAGGCTGCTGTAGGCGTCGGGTTCACCAGCAGCTTCCCGCCCCTGATCCTGTGCTGGTAGCGCGGCCCTGAGACTTGCAGCGCCTTGATAGCCTGCCAGTCCTGCCCGTCAAGCGGCCCTAGCACCGGAAGCCTGTTCGTGCGATCCCAGATCGTCTGATTCTTGATGTACCGGAACCCGTTGCTGGCGATAGTCGCAATGGCCCCCTGATCCTCGGCTGCAAGCGTGGATAGCGTCGCCTCGAACGTGATGCCCTGCCACGAACCGCGTAAGGCCAAGTCGTTGCCTTCTTCCTCCAGCAACGCCATTACTTGCTGAACCTGCGGGTCGGTCGTTCCGTAGACCGTAGCAGGGACAGGCAAGTTTTGCCTGCGGCAGAAGTATTGGATGGTTTGAAGCATCGCCATGACGTTATCCTTTCGCTTTACGCGCAGCCTGCATTTGCGCCTTCGTGCGACGGTGGCGCTTGATTACTGGTGCAACGGCTGGAGGCCGAGGTATAGGAATGGCTTCCGCACCAGCCCTCGCGGGTACTGGAACCTCCGCCGCTGCATCCGGTTCCGGCATGATGTCAGCAACGCTGATTTCTTCAGGCCGGGTAAAGTGATCTGACGTAAGAGACCCCATCGTCTGAATCTCAAGCCTGGCGCTCAGTTCCTCAACCTTCCCGCGCAGGGTCAGAATGTCTTTCTTCAGGGCGTCATTCTCAGCCTTCAGGGAGGAATTCTCCTGCGTCAGCGGCCCCTTATCGGCAAGCTGCGAGAGCCACGCCCGCGCCTTGTCCCTCAGTTCCCCGCCGCCAATGCCGATTCTCCTACACCCTTCGTCGTTCACCTGCGCCAAGTCCTCGACCGTGCGAATGTTGATCTCGACCAGCATCTTTTGCTGCGCGGGAGACAGCACCCCCCACGACTTGATAGCCGTCCCATCTACCGGGATTTCCTCGCCAATCTTCCACTTCTCGAACTGCTCCTGATACTTCGCGTACCATTCCTCGGGCAGACGGTTGAACCCCACCTGACGGCGCATTTCTGCAAGCCAGTCAGCGGCCTTCTGCTCGAAGATGTCGCGGGAGTACGGCGGTGTAACCAGCGCGAAATCAACGTCTGTAGCGACGTAGCGCCCTTGCTGCGCGCTCGCGTTGCGATCCTCTACGGGCCTGCGCTCGAACCTGACGTAAGCAGGGCGTTCCTTGCGGTCCAGTGCTTCTCCGACTGATGCCATTATGCAGCCTCCTTGAATCCGATTACGCGCATGTCGCGCTGCGGAAAGTGATAGTTCGGTTCCTCGAATTTCACGTCAACAAATCCAGCCTTCTCCATTAACGTCTTGATGCAGTATTCGGTGTATCCCCACTTGTGGCACATCGCAACGGATTTATGCGCCGGATCGCCCCAAAACGCCCACCATGAAAACGACTTAGATGGTGCAACATTCTCCTTCATACATTCGGCAATGTAGGACAGCAGCTTGTCCATGCACGGCAATTCAAGCACCATCTTCCCACCGGGCTTCAGAACGCGCTTCCACTCAATCAGCAAGGGCAGCGCCTCCCACTCGTAGAAATGCTCGATGACGTGGATTGCAACGGCAACATCTGCATGGCAGTCCGGCAGCGTGAGTTTGCGAAGATCGCAGTTAAGGTCTGAGTCGGTAAGATCAACATTCAGCCATCCGTGCCATTTGCATCGTCCACTTCCCAAGTGGATTTTGACCCCTGAATTACTCGGCTCCACGCAAACGCCAGTGTTCTTGGCGCGAAGGTTTGTGAGACGTAATCTTGCGCGAGTTTCGTCCTCTGATTCGCTTCCGATTGATTCTGCCGCGCCCATTCGATTCCCTCTTTGATGTCGCCTATCCAAATACCCAAATCGCCATATGGCCTGTCGAACCCCTCAAGGGCAGGATGAGGCTCTGCAACCACAAAGCACCCCTGCCTGATTGCCTCTATCGCCCGATTCGCGCTCTTGTACTTCTCTGAGGCTGGCAGGATAACGATGTCTGCTTTGGCGAATTCCTCGACCATCGTTTCCATGCTCCACGCAATCGTATCTGGCGTGTTCGACACCACCCGCAATGGGTAGCCCTGCAATTGAGGCCGGATGCGATCAAGGGACGGCATATTCAGGCCGTGCCCGAACCACAACAGGTTATCGCCAGCACAATGCGGCGCAACTTCATCGAATTCGTAGGGGTCGGCTATCACAACAGCATCGCGCCCAAGTCCCTTGATACGCTTCGCCATTTCATCCGTCGAACAGGTCACTTCATCCGCCAGCCGCAGCATGTGCCGGTAGTGCATCCGGTCGAAATGATCGTCGCAGAAGTCCACAATGACGCGCTTTCCAGCGGCCAACGCCTTCTTCACTTCCATCAGGTCAATGCCATCCGGCTTTGCGTAGACAAGTACATCCGCGCTCGGGTCGTTGATCGACGCACCTTCCAAGTGAGAAGCTGGAATTGCCGCCCGGTAGCGGTAGGATGCAGCCTTTGGCCCGAAGCGGTGAATGAACGACACCGTTACAGGTAGCCGTTCCTTGCGCGCTTCGATGATCGCCGTAATCAGGCCGTCGCCGTGAGATTCGATCTTCGCATCCGGCATGACCAGATAGAGGTTCTGAAACTCGTTCGCCTGCGCAGTCATTGACGGGTTACAGTAGAACTTCCGTTCGACACCACCGACAATCACCACAATCTCATTCACGGTATCGTCATTCGTGCGCGCCAAAGTTCCATTCATCCGCAAAACGCCGTCCTTCAGGCACGAATCAAACCCGTAGAGTTCAAACGTGCGGAACCCCATCGAGTAAAACAGCGTTATAGACCGCAGCCCGGTCGTCGTCCCACCGGCAATCAGAGGCGTCCCATGCGGGGGGACAGACTGATTCTTCTCTATGTACAAGTGCCACAGATTGACGTTAAAGCCTTTCAGATGATCGAACGCAGCAGGATTACACTGCGATGAGATCATGTAAGCAACGTCCTTTCGCGGCGTGAAGCACCTAGCGCGAGACTCCTGCGGGTCAACAGCAACCGCGCAATCTGGAACGATACCACGCTCGATCAGCCAGTCGTGCGCGTCCTTCAGCGCGACAATCGTATGTCCCGCTTCCTTCGCTTTTCTAATGGAATCGAGTTCTCCGGCAACGGACGGCCCTGAACCGACGAGTATGCATACGCCGTCGTGTTCGTCATTCTGTCCAAGCACCGGAAGCCCACGCTCAAGCGACGAGGCGATGTTGCGGTAGAGTTCCGCGTTATCCGCCACGCACTTAGCCTTGATCGAGAACTTTCTCAATTGCATTAGAAAAGAGCCGAGGTTTCCCCCGGCTCCCTTTGTTAGCCGCCAGCCCAAGTACGGATGACCGCGTTTCCGACAACCGCCGGAGGCGCAGAGGCCGATGTCGCGGACGACATCAGAACCACACCCAGACAGTAACCGGCAGTGACAACCGCATCGTCCAGTTGACCAGCAGTGGCCGTAGTAAAGAGCGGCACAGCAGGTTGACAGGCGATGAGCGCCTTCACGCGGATGTCGTTACCCTTCGTATGGACCCAACCAAACTCCAGCGAGGTAATCGCCACCTGAGCGAAAGCCAACCGTTGCGATCTAAGCGCATTGGTCGTTGTCACCGGCACGCAACCGATTGAAGCCCCGGCAGCAGAACTGGTGTTGATGATGATACAAGCGTCGAACTGAGCGATGGTAGACGTGGCTTGGACGTACATTGCCTCGCCGCCATCCGACAGATTCACAACCGTTCCAACAGGAACGCGAGCGACCGTATCGGTGGCATCCAGCGCAGGAGCGACGCATCCACTGGTGTTGATGCTTACAGCCATGATAGTTCTCCTTTAGGCCTTAGCCACGCCCTGAAGCTTGCGGTTCGACAGGACAAGGTTCCCCATCCACAGAATCGGGATAACCACACCGTCTTGGTTCACGGGCTTATTCTCGTCCATGATTTCCATATCGGCGTCCTTGTGAACAACAAGCTCAAGGTATG